CGTTCCAATGTCCGAGCCGCGACGACCAGCAGGTGCATCCGACGGACGAACTCCGCGATGCGCGGGTCCTCTGGCCCCTCCGGGCGCTCGGGGGGCGTCATCGGTCCGTCCCTCCCTCCGCTTCCGCCAGCGCGGCGCGGGCTGGTTCAGGTATCGGCTCGTAGCAGATCCTGCAATCCGCATCGCCGCAACCATAAGTGCCCCGCTTCCGCATGCGAAGCCCCGGCGGTATCGCGCGACCGAGGGCGTCGGATCGGATCTCTCGCTCAGCCATCCCTCGCCTCCGTCTCAGTAGGTTCCGCCGCGCGGATCGGGTGCGTGTCCGGCGTGATCACCGCGCCGCACAGCGGGCACCTCGTACGGCTCCGGCCCATCGGGGACCACTCGCCGCCGCCGTACAGGCACCGGATCTCGCGGGCCTCACTCATCCCCTACCTCCCGGATCGCGGTGACGCGGGAGAGGTCGCTCGATACCGGTTGTTCCCACCGTGCAACGCGACGGGTGTGGATCAGCAGCCGGATCGCGTTCTGGATTGGACGGCCCTTGATCGTCTCCACCGGCCAGCCGTACTTGTCGAGGGCGCGGTAGCGCGGGGGCGTCATGGCTGCACCCATCGGAAGAACCCGAGCTTCCCCCGGCACGCCACGAACGGCACCGTCCGGGCGGCGTCGAGCACGAACCCGTAGGGTCCGAAAAACCAGGTCGAATCCATCGTCTGCACGCAGTCCGTCACACGCGCCACGCCTACGATCCCGCCACGCTCGATCTCAGCGACCCGGGGCAACGGGATCTCCGGGAACATGTCGCGCACCCACGAATCCCCCTCCATGTCGTAGGTCTGCCCCGCGTGAATCGCGACCGGTCCCCGGAAGTTCGTCGGCCACGTCCGGTTCTCGACGGGCTTGTAGCCGTTGACGATCAGCCAAGCCCACGGTTGGCGGACCGACAGCGCGACGGCGGGCAGCTCCCGCTCGGCAATCTCAGGCATCACTCCCCCTCGGGTTCGGTGTCAGACGGGGCGGGGCGGTTGAATCCCCCGGCCGGTCCGCGCACTCCACCGACACCACCAGATCCTGACCCTCGCCGCGCAGCTCGATCAGTGTGATCGGCGGGTACTCACGATTTTCGCTCATCTCCCCTCGCTCGAAAAATTGGACCGATACCGCTCGCTCTCGAACAGCGGGTGCCCATGCCCCGCCAGCATCCCGATCACCACGTGCAGCATCTCATGCCTCACCGTCCCGTCGTCCGTCACTGACTCCCCCGCCAGCACGATCACCGGCGGACCGACGCGGCCATCGCTGTACGTCGTCGCCCGCGTGCAGACCTCGTGCGGCTCGCCGTCGATCTCGACGTGTTCGACCGCGAGGCAGGCGCCCGGTACCTGGTACCAGCGGACGCGGGCGAAGTCGCCCGGCTCGCGGCCCAAGTCGGCGTGGACCTCGCGCCAGAGTGCTTCGTAATGCGCCGGCGGCTCGAACCGCTCGCCGGGGATCGCCGACTCCACGACGCCGGAGACGGTCGCGCAGCCGGTGAGCAGCAGGAGGGCGAGGGCGCGAGTCATGCGGCACCTCGGCGCACCTTCTGACGCCAGAGGCTCACGGCGCACTTCCGGCGCGAGTACTCCAGCGTGTGATACCGCCCGCGTGCGCCCTTGCCGTACTTCCGGGCACGGCCCGCTTTGCACACCAGCAGGTGCGCGGCGATGAACTCCTCTCTGGCGCTCACGACCCCTGATCGTCGATTGCATCGGCAAGCCTCACGAACTCCAGAGTCAGATTTCCCCGCTCGTCGGAGAGCGAGCCACGAAGCCCGGCCACGCTGAACGCTTGGCACGGGGTTCCGCCGACCAGTAGCTCCGCGTCCACGATATACGACTCGCCGCGGAGCCGGGTGAAGTCGCCGTGCAGCGGGACATTCGGCCAGCGGTGAGCAAGCACGGCCCGCGGGAACGGCTCGATCTCGCTGAACGCCAGCGGGGACCAGCCCAGGGGTTCCCACGCGAGGGACGCGGCCTCGATCCCCGAGCATACCGAGAGGTACTTCACGACTCCCCCTCAGCCGCCGGCATCTCCGGGAGCGGACCCAGCCCGTCGCACCACGCGATGATGGCGTCTTCGAACGCTGTGCTGAGCGGCGCTTGGTCCGAGTGCGTCCGGTTCCAGTGCTCAATGTCCGCTTTCATTGCCTCCGCGCGGCGACGGATCGCGAGACCACGGGATACCAGGTCGTCCCGTTCCAGCGCTTCCGCCACGTTGTTGGGCTCTCGCAGCTTCGGCCGCCAGCCGCTCACGCCTCGCCCTCACAGCGCGGGAAGCTGCACTCCCCTCCCGCGAGCGTGACCTTCCATCTCGGGTCCGGTACCCATTCGTTGCGGTCCTCGCTCATCGCTTCCTCGCTTTCTTCGGGATCGGGACCGCCGCCCACGCGGCCTGCATCACGAGCAGCGTGCGGTCGTGCAGGTTCGAGATCAGCCGGAAACATCACGTGTCGTCGGGTCAGGCTTTCGCGCCGCCGCCTCGATCGCATCCACGGCGGCGAGGACGGCCTGTAGCTGCGTGTCTTCGGTAGCCGCCACATCGGCGAAATAGTCGCGGACCCACCGGCGACCCTCCTCCTTCGCCTCGGCGCGCAGGGGCGCGCCGCCCTTCGCCGCCATCACTTCCTCGGCGTACTCCATCCCCGCCATACACCAGTCCTCCGCCATCTCTCGGAGCGCGGCCATCAGTGCTGCGCTGTAGGTGTCAGTCATCGGCGGCGTCCTCCATGATCCCCATCACCACGTCGACGACGTTGCGCGCCTCGTACGCCGGCATCTCCATGTCGACCCACAGACGCACCCGACTCGTCCCGAGCTGGGGCAGGACCGCGATCCCACCGCCGGCGACACCCCGGGTGACGGCACGGGGATACGGAGCGGGAGGGACCGCCAGTCCGACAGCCGGCACCGGCGGTCGCGAGAGCGGCGGGGCGACAGCAGGTGCGGGTTCAGCCGGTGCGGGGGAGACGGGCGGAGGTGGCGACGCGCTCGAGATGGGCGGCGACGCCATCTCCGACGCGGTTGCCACCGCTGGCGATGCAGCCGCGGCTCTCTCCTGCCGCGCCTCGCGCACCGCTTCCAGCCCCGGCAGGCTCCGGAGGATTGCCTCCGCCTGCTTCAGCGTCATCGTCAGGTTCGCGGCGGACCCCACGGCCTCGACCAGCTCGGCGGGCGTGACAGCCGGGAGGAGGGATCGAGCAATGGCCCACACGCGCTTCCGGTGCCCCGGATTCCGGCCCTCGTAGCTGATCACCGGAGATTCCTCCTCTTCCTGGTTGTCCGTCGTGGTTGGTCTGGCCAGCGGCCTGCGCTTCTTCCTCCCGTTCTCCGCGAGGTGCGCCGGCGGCGCCGGAGCGGACTTCGCCGCGGGGGCAGGCCGCTTCGCCGGCTTTCGCTTCCCGCCTGCCTCCGGGTCCTCCTGGTAACGCACATTCACCGTCGCGGGGTCGACCTTCGGCCGCTCGGACCGCTGCACCGCGAGCGCGACCACGAGCAGCTCCTCCACCTCGTGCGCCGACAGCTGCTCGTACTGCGCGGCGATCTCACCGCGTAGCTCCTCTTCACTCGCGTCCCATCGGCCGGTCAGGACCTGTCGGGCCCGGTGCCGCTGGCGCTCCAGAGCCTCCCTCGGCGCACGGGCCTCCATCACCCGGGCCCGCTCCGCCCGGAGCGCATCGGCGCTGACGCTGACGACCGCCGTCGCGCCCCTCATGCGGCCGCGAAGCGACGGTCCGACCCATGCACACGCACGGTCCGGAAGTAGCGCGGACCGAGTCGACTCACGACGCGGAAGAACTCCGGGTTGCGAGTCTCGAGCTGGTCCGGTGAAAGGTTGCTGGTCACGATCGTGGGGCGCATCGCCCGCTCGGTGAAGATCTCCGTGAGCCGACGCACGACGTCCGCGCTCGGCGCCTCCGTCCCCAGGTCGTCGAGGATCCAGAGGCGCGCGTCGATCCGTCGCTGCAGGACTTCCTCGGCTCGCTCGTCACTCCCGTAGGTCCGCTGGATCTGGCCGATCAGCCGGAGCGCGTGATCGTAGACGACCTCGCCGGACGGGACGTCCGGATCCAGCAGCAGCGCCCGGGCGATCGCGACCGCCAGGTGAGATTTCCCGGCGCCGGTCCCACCGAACAGGTAGAGCCCGCGGACCTGCTCGTACTCGCCGGCGCTCCGGACCTCGTCCAGAAACTCCCGCGCGGCCTGCATCACTCCCGGGCCGGCCTCGCGAGCGTCGAACGCCTCGAGTGTCGCGTCCCGGTGGTCCCACGCATTCACCCCGATCGACCGGAGCACGCCCAGGATCTCCGCACCTCGCCGCTCGCGGCGCTCCCGGTTCAGCCGGGCCTCTTCCTCGGCGCGCAGCTCCGCCTCCTTCGCCTCGCTGGCGGCTTTGCAGGCCGTGCACGGAAACCGCCGATCCCCGAGGTTGCGGAACATCGCCGGCACCTCGAGTGCGTCCCGCTGGCCGCACGACGGGCAAACCGAGTTGATGGTCGTCATCTCGACCGGCTCTTTACTCGAAATGCCACTTCCGACCCGGGCCGGCCCCAGCTGGAGTTCCGCTCGGCGCTGGATGTGCCGCTCTTCGAGTTGCGCCGCGGTGATCTCCTCCGCTTCCGCCGGTTCCGCCATCTCGCTCATGTTCAGCCGCCTTTCTCACGTATCCGTCGAAGTGTCGATTCTCGAATGGTTTCCCGCCCGTCGCCCACTCCATCATCGCCGTCGCCAGGACGGCCGGTTGCCGGTCTGGAGGGATCCCCGACAAGAGCCGCAGTTGCGTGCCGCCCGGTCCGTATTTGCCCATCACGGCCGCCGGCCAGAGCGGGGGATGGTCGGCCGATCCGAGCATCTGGTGCACGGCGCTGGCGTGCTCGCCGAGGTAGGTCACCAGCGCGGCCAGGGCACTCGATTGCGCCGCGTCCCGCGCCCGCCCGTTTGGTGAAACGCTGGGAGAAGAAGATGTAGTTGAAGAAGAAAAAGCCGCGCGCACGCGTGAGGAATCGTTTACCCCTCCGTTTTTCGGCACCCTATCCGCGTTTAGGGTTCCGTTTTTCGGAGGGCTATCCGATAGCGTTCCGTTTTTCGGCAGGCTATCCGGGTTTTCCGCGCGATTCCTCGTTGGGTCATCCGAGTTTACCCCTCCGTTTTTCGGCACCCTATCCGATAGGGTTCCGTTTTTCGGAGGGGTAAACTCGAACAAGGGATTGTGCCCCCGGCCCGTGTGCCGGTTGATCGCGATCCATCCCGCGTCTTCGGCCTCAGCCAGGGAGCGCCGCAGCTTCTTCTCGTCCCTCACGTGGATGAGGCGCATCAGTCGGTCGAATGAGATCTCCGTCCCGCTGATGGTCGCCACGTACGCGATGATCGTCCGCGCCTCGGGCGAGAGGTTCAGGTCCGGCGAGAACAGTTGGGTGATCACCTCTGGATCCACTCAGACCCCCCGATGCGAACAGAGGTAGAGCGCGCCGAGGAACGCCGCGTCCCGCGAGTCCACATTGCCTTTTAGCGGATCCTTCCCGACCGCGCGAAGCGCCCGGTCCATCACATCGTGACGCGCCTTCTTCCCGCGGAAGCTGCGCGGGTAGGTCCCCGACGAGACCTCCACCAGCTTCGCGCCGCCCATGTGCGCGCCGGCCGCCAGAGCGCCTAACGCGCGGTTCAACTTCGCCTCGCCGCCGGCCGCGATACTCCCCTTCGTCCGTTGGCGCTGCACCCGCTCCTGGTAGCCGCCGTCCCGCGCCGGCGTCTCGAGTACGACCGTGCCGACCCCCTCCGCGTCGATCGTCCGCGCCACCCACTCCGCGATCGCGCCGCATCGATCCGAGACCAGGTCGCGCGAGCTGGTGCGGAAAGAGAGGAGCCGGACAAACGCTCGCGCCCCGCCGACGAGCGTCATCTCGTCGCGTAGCCGAGGGTTGAACAGCGCCCCACCTACCACGTCCAGCCCCGGGTCAATCGCGAATAGCAGGGGGATCCGCTCGCCGCTCATCGGTCCTCCGAACGATGGATGATTCGTCGGATACCGATGAGCGGCGAACGGCTTTCGCAGAGTAGGCCGGCGCGCGCACACTGCCTCCGCGCGCCTTGAGTTTCGAGGGTGTCCAGCCCCCCCACCGGTACTACCGGATTAGGAAACCGTGAAGGGCGAGTTCTATCCCTCTTCCTCGTGAGGCGCATGATTCAGGAGCCGTTGGTGGATGATTCGTTGGATACCGGGCGCGATTCGAGCTTCGCGACCGCGTCCGCCAGATTGTGCGGGGCCAGGTGACCGTATGTCGCGATGACCTCCTCGAACCGGATCCCCATCAATTCGGCCACGATCATCGGAGACACGCCCGCCTGTACGAGCAACGACGCGAAGGAATGACGACCGGTGTGATAGACGACCGCGTCGATCTCCGCGCGGCCATGTTTGATGCCCGCAGCGTCGTACGCCGCGACCCACCAATGCCAGGCCGTGGTACTCCCGAGTGGCCGATCGCGACCCGGGGCCCGGAAAAAGTACCGATCTCCCGCGAAGCCGAGACGGACGTGTTCCATGAGGATCGCCCGGAGCGATGCGCTCATCGGCACATCCCGATTGCGCTTCGTTTTCGTTGTCCAGGCGTACTCCCCCGGCCGCGACTGGACCCTCAGTTGGCCGGCTGGCAGATCGACATCGATATCCGTACGGAGGTGGATGGCCTCTCCGATTCGCAGACCCGCCAGGTATCCCACCGCCATAAATGCCCGCATTGGCGTACCCGCCAACCGCGCCAGCATGGCGTCACGCTCCGGCTCGGTCAGGAAGATCACTCGCGTAGGCACGACTCGCGCGGGGTCGATCTTCGCCCACGGGTTGGTCCGCATTCGCGCACGCCGATTCTCGCGCTCGGCCGCCTCCATCTCATCACCGATCGCGATCGCCCAGACTTGCATAGCGTAGGCATGCGCGACCACCTGCGTCCTCGGCGCCCAGGGCGCGCCATCGCGCGGCACGGTGAGGAACTCCTCACACTGCCGTGTCGTGATTGTCGTGATGTCGACGTCCTCGATGATCGTTCCGGCGCGAGTCCTCACGACACCGAAGAATGACTCGATATGCTTCGCGACTCCCGAGACTTTCGTCGCGGTGCCGGCCGCCCGCGTGGCCTCCTTTCGCTGCTTGAGCCGGTCGATACTCTGACCCAGCATCAGGAGCGATGGACCGCATGAAATGCGGAGTGAGCCGATGTCCCCCGCCGCGACCGCGATGACCACATCCGACAGGTGCAGCCGCCGCGGCCCGGGCGTCGTGATCCGCGCGAGGATATCGTAGGCGCCGGCCTCAATCAGTGCGCGGACTGCCGCCTCCCGGCGACGGAACTCGGGCGCGCTCGTCGTACGCGCCGAGCACGTGAACCGACCACCAGGGAGTCGCTGGTCTCGAATGTCGACCTTGAGGGTCGGCCTACGCCGGCGCGCGCTCACGCTGGCTGCGCCGCTTTCTGCCCGACGATCCGACGCCGGCCTCGAAAGGCCTCCACGCTCTCGGCACTCACGCGGTAGACCCCGCGCTTCGCCCCAGGGAGGCGGTAGTCCGTGATTTCCAGCTCCCCCGATTCCCCCAGCGCGAGCACCAGCTCCGTGGAGATGCTGAGGCGCGCCGCCACGGTACTCAGCGTGAGGTCGTTGTACAGCGCCCGCTGCAGGTCCGGATCCGTTCTCACCGTCGTCTCTCCTTCGCTGGCCTCAGTCCACGTGTCGACCGCCACTCCTCGTCAATCAGCCCCACCCACTCCCGCGCCTGCGTCCGATCCCCCCACCACTGCCGGAGCGTCCGACCGGAGCGGGCCCGGCGGAGCGCCGCCCAGGCACTCTCCAGTCCTTCGCGCGCCATGATGAGCCCGACGAACACACCCAACGCGATCGCGTAGATCACCGCCGCGAGTCCCATCCACTCCATGAGTGCACGCACCGGTCGCCTCCTCACTCGGGAAAGAGCCCCGTGCCCGGTGACTCCTGGTAGACCGCCTTCTGCCCGCCGCCCTCCATCACCAGCAGATCTCGCGTCCAGTCCGCGAGACCCAGGTGTTTCTCGAACGTCGCCAGCTCCGAGCGCCACCGGCGATGCGCGTCCGGGGTCACGGTCGGCTCACGCCGGTAAATCGCCAGCTCCCGACCGGCGCCGATCACGGCGCGAAGCGCGACACGGGCACCGCTCGGCAGGATGACGCCGCACCACCGCGGATACTCCCGGGCCGCGCCCACCGACAGATAGGGCAAGAGATCCCTGAGCGGCTTCCGCCACCGATTCTCCGGCGGCGCCGCGAGGAACGCCGGGTGCGCCGCCCCGCTCACCGAGCCCTCGTCATCTCGCGGATATGCCGCTCCTCGAGGAACGCCACCGCCTCTCGCACCGCCCGGCCGTACGCCCGACTCGTCACGCCGAATCTCCGGGCCCGGAACAGACGCCGGCGGTGGAACTCCGGGATCTGCCCGAGATGCCGGTCACAGAGCGCCAGGCGCTCCGGACTTCGCACGCAGTGCCGGAACGCACACAGTGGATTCGGGGTCGGCTCAGCCATCGCCCTTCTCCCTCCGCTGGAAGAGCGTCGCCATGGTCTCTACGGCGGGGATGCCGGGATCGAGGATCACCCCGGAGTCCTGGTGCGTCGTCTCGTACTCGAGGGTGCCGGAGCCGATCACCGTCACGATCGTCCGGAGCGCCACGGGGCAGCGGGGTTTCCGGCGCGCGTAGCGAAAGACGCGGACCTGCCGCCGGGCGATGATCGCCGCCTGGTGGAGATCCGATATCACCGTGGCCTCCACCCGGCCGGGAGTCGGTACCGCGAGAGCCGGGGACGACGCCGGAGACGACGACTCTCGGACGCCTGGTCCCGCACCCGCTGGCGCGCCAGACCGGTGATCATGCCGAGCACCACCAGGAGGAGGGCGGCCACCATCACCGGCGCCGTCATGCCGCACCATCGCGCGCCGCCGCCTCGATCGCCTGGACCGTCTCGAGGTAGCGCGCCATCTCGCCCGCCGCGTGCCCTCGTTCCCACGCCCGCCAGTACGTGGACGTGCGCGACAGCGTCTCGAGGCCGGTACGGGTCGGATAGCCGTATCCCGCGAGCCATCCGTCCCGCGCGCCGTGGTAGCTGTCCGATCCGACCGGGCCCGCGTTCGCGTATGCCCAGGTCACCGCCCGGTACTCGTGTGCCGCCAGCGGCTCGCCGGAGAGCGACGCCCGGCGAGTCTCCCGATCCTCCACCCGTCGCGCCATGGTCACCGTCTCTCCGTCTGGTGTGAGGAGCCTCATCGCCCACCGTCCGCGACGAGGAAGAGCTGCGCGACCCCGATGTACTCCGCGAGCTGGCGGCGCCACTCCTCGCGCGTCCCCACCCCCGCCCGGTAGCGGTCCTGGGCGACCTGCTCAGCGGCGTCCGTCTCGATCTCCCGCAGCTCGAGCGCGCGGATGTCCAGGTGCTGCCCGCACCGCGCCGCCGCGATCGTCTCGATGATGGCCGTCAGCAGCGGCGTGGTGTCCACCGAATCCCGCTCGAGGAGGTCGAGCTCCACCAGCACGGCCGCGAAATGCCCCTGCCCTCGTTTGCGATGGGTGATCCCGGATTTATGCAGGCCCAAGGCGGACGCGATCCGGTCCCCGGAGCACTGGAGACGCGCGTAGGCCGCACCCGCTCGGCGGCGGATCCGGTCACGTCGTTGCGCGGGGCTCATCTGCTGTGGCTCGGGTCGAGTGCGCGAGCTGGACGGAGGGCTCATCGTGCTCCGAATAGCGGGGCGCGGCCCCGGGCGCGGGGACTCTCCTGACGAGGTACGTGTGGACATGATCGCTCCCGTGCGGTATGGTTCAGGGGTGGAGGCCGGGGTAATCCCGGACTCCCGTGCGCCCCGTCAGCGGCCTTCCAGGGACCCGCTGGCGGGGTTTCTCATTGCCTCATGCGGCTCTCGGCTGGCTCCCCTGCCGCCAGCGCAGCGCGTGTTGCGCGGCCAGGTCCGCCAGGTCCAGCCGGTGCCGCGCCTCGAACACGAGCGTCCCTACCCGGTGCAGCTCGCGGTGATGGTCCCGGCACATCGCCACCGTGTCGTCGGCCGTGCCTCCCGCACCTCTCGATCTCACGTGCGTCACCTCGATCCGTGTCGACCTGCAGCCCGTCACCACGCAGCCACAGCCGCGGGTCCAGAGGACGCGGGCGGGGCTCTCGTACGCGCGGAGGAACCGGACTTCGCGGCGGGCATCGTTGCGCGCCCGGAGGCGCTGCTTGCGACGGAGCGGGGCTCCGCGTCGGAGGGGGGTGCGCTTCATCAGGCGGCGGGGTCGGCGACGCGAGTGTCACCCTCGTTCCGCAGCCATGCCTCCAGATCCGCCCGGCGAAACCGCCGCCCATGCCCCGCCTTCACCGATGGGATGGTGCCCGCCGACACCCGGTTGCGGAGCGTCTTCGGCTTGAGCCGCAGGTATGCGGCGGCTTCCTCGACCGTCATCAGCGGCTCGAAATCGTTGCGTGGCATACGGAAACCCTCTATCCTTGCGTGACCCGTACTATCCCGACACAACACGAATATAACACGCATATAGCGTGTGTCAACACTCGCGAGTTATGAGTCCGAAATTGCTACCGGATGACCGCCTGGGGAAAATGCTGGCGGAGCTACGTGTTGAGCGCGGCCTGACCCAAGCGGCGCTCGGGCAAAAGATGCGACGCGCCGGCAAGCCGGTTAGTCAGCCGGAAGTTGCGCGATGGGAAGGGGGTGGCGCGCACCCAGAATATGACACGATCGTCATGTGGGCCGAAGCGCTCGATGTTCCGCTCAGCGTGTTCTTTGAGCCGGCGGCGGATGGTGACGTGCTGGATGAGTGGGGCCTCGCCCGGGTGCGGGCGATGGAGAAGTTGATTGACTTGCTGAATGGGGATCAGGAGACGTTTCGCCTACTCGCGCAATCGCGTGCGGACCTGAGTCGGGCGGCGCGCCTCGAGGCCGAGAAAGCGCCCACCCTCAACCTCGATATTACGCGATCGTCCCGGGAGCTCCTCCGAATGGCCTGGGAGGAATGGAGAGCCCTGGACCGAGGGGTTTCAAGGCGGCCGCCCGAAACGCCAGGAGAGAGCGATTCACCCCCAGCCGGCGAAGTAACGTGAGCTCCTCGAGAATGGGGTCGGCGAGTATGTCGCCGGGCTCTGCGCCGATCTCGGGTATTGGAGCGAGGACGAGGTACAGTGTGGTCATGGTCGACATCCTTGGTGGGAGAGGTGATGACTAACTGTGACCTCTGAGATATTCGACGCCGAACCTTGGGGGATGATCATGCCACGATCTATCGTAGTCGTCGGGATGTTGCTCTTGCTGGTCGGCTGTGAAGGCCCGCAGGGGCCAGTTGGTCCGGAGGGACCGGTGGGCCGAGAGGGATTTCCCGGTTCTCCGGGCGCGCCTGGACAGCCGGGGGAGCCAGGCCCCGGCACGCGGCGCACACATTACAGCGCGCCGGCGGCGTGGAGCTGCCCGGCGCACCAATCGCCTTTCTGCAGAGTGGAGTGGATCGTCGGTGTTGATCTGCCCGTATCCGCCCTCGCCCCGCCGGCGATCGACTGCTACTACCGACTCCCGTCGAATCTGACCCGGTGGATCCCGTTCCCGAACGATCCGGCAACGGGACAGCCGTGGTGCGACGTCGAGATGAGGGCGGTCCGCGGGAACGACGGAGTGACGGGCTCGAGCTGGGTGGTGTGGGGATGGAATCTAGACCCGGCACTCATCGCGGACGTCGCCTTTGTGCTCATCAATTGAGGCCGCGCCCGATGCTGAAGTGTTCGCCGCCGAATCTTTCAACCACCGAGAAGAGCATGCGCAAGATGATCGCAGAGGGTGTGAACGGTGCCCTGGAATTGTCGGAAGACACGCTCACCATCCGCCGAAAAGGTCTCACGAGCTTCCTGACACAGGGGTCCAAGGGCAACAAGGAGATCGCGCTCTCCGCGATAACCTCCATCCAGTTCAAGCCCGCGAACCTCCTCACCAACGGGTACATGCAGGTCGGATTCTCCGGCGGGCGGGAATCCAAGGGCGGATTATTCGACGCGGTGAACGACGAAAACACAGTCATGTTCAAACGCCGCCAACAAGAGGATTTCGAGCGTGTGCGTGACAGGCTCAACGCATTGCGCGCAGAGCGCCGCACCGGGGCCGAGCGCGCGGATAGCGGTGACATCGCCGGCCAGATCAAGCAACTCGCAGACCTTCGAGACGCCGGCGCGCTCAGCGAAGAGGAGTTCGCGGCCAAGAAGGCGGAGTTGTTGGCGCGTTTGTGACCCCGTCAGAGATCCGTCCTGGTGAGCGCCCGCGCGGGGCCCATCGACCGATCCGCCGGGCGTCAGGCTCGACCCGGCCCCGTGCTGGCGCCCGGCACCGCACGGGAGGCTGTCATGCGCACCACCTATCCCCACACCGGATTTCGCGAGACCCCGCCGGACCTGCTCGATCGGTTTGGCGCCCGGATCGGCCTGTTCCACGCGCTCGCCTGGTCGGCGATCGAGGTCCGGGATCTCGCCGAGCGTGCCGGCGCGGACGCGGACCTCGAGATGCCGATCGAGATGGCGCGGGCGATCGTCGAGCTCCACGACGACTACCAGGACCTGCGGGCGGCGCTGATGACGTGGGAGTGGACGGACTGACGGGATGGGCCGGGGGCGGGAGACCGCTCCCGGCGGACTTTCGGGTCCGGCCCGAAGGCCAGATTAAGGTTTTGCCGCTGCCCTTCCAAGGTTCTTGCACTATGTCTGAGACATAGTATATTGCAGGGAGAGCGGGACACACACCACACTTCCGGCGCTTCGCGCGTCGGCCACATGAGGGAAGACCGATGACGATCCAAGAGCAACAGGCGGCACTCGGCGCGGCTGGATACCAGACACAGCTGGACGGAGACCAGCTACTCGTCCGCAATAGCTACGGCGAGCGGCTGGGCTACCTGGTGGATGGCGACAACGGCAGGACGGGTACCTGCCGAGGCATCCACAAACGGCAGGGGTCGGTAGCGGCAGTGCTCCGCAAGGCGCAGGGCTGACCCGATGACCACCACCACACTCGCCGCGCGGATCGCGGAACGGCTCGCCCGGCCGATCCCGCCACAGGATGACACGCCGATCGGCTCGCTCTCGCACGCGCGGGCCCGCTACCTGATGGGCGCCGCCGCCGTGGCGGGCGGCGCGGTATACGTCGGCGTGGCTCCATTCCTCGGCATGTTTGTCGGAGACGGCCGGCTGCCGAACGGCGACCCGGTCGCGGAGCGCCTCGTCCCGCGCGAGAAGGCGATCCGGAAGCTCCGCCGCGAGGTCGACCGCGCTGGCCGGCTGGCGCTGAGGGACGGTCCCGGCGGGTATTTCGAGGGCATGGCGGAGGAAATGCTCCGGGTCCTCGACGACGTCGAGGCACGCGGCGCAATAGTCACCGAGCCGAGCGCCTGAAAGGGCGTGTCCGTCGGCTCGTTTCCCGGCGGGTCAGCATGACCGCCGGGCCTCATTGAAGCACAAAATATTTGATGGTCGCGGTAGGCGTCGCTTCACTCTTCCCGGCCCCGCGAGGGGTCGGGCCCCATTGCAGGACGGCAAGGCAGGCACAATGAATGACCCCCGCCCCATCCCCGGAGAGCGGCTCGGCGACCTCGGCGATATCCGGGTGAGCGACCGGGCCGCGCGAGAGTTCACCGACGCGCTGCCGCGCCTCGGGCATCCGCCGCGCGAGCTGGAATCCGCCCGGGCGTGGCTCGCGGATCTGCTCGTGTCGGCGCGCCGCACCGGGGGCGGGGGGCGCCCCGGAGAACACTGGCGATTCCGAAGCGCCTCCCTACGGATGGATATCACCGCCACCGTCGACTCTCAGCCTGACCCCGCCGTCGTCACGACCGTCGGCGTCCGGTACTACGTATCGGCCCGGACGCGCGCGGCGCGGAAGGAGCGGGAGAGATGATGACGACCGGCTATGCGGACCCGATCCCGCCGACGCCCGACGAACTGCGCGCGTTCCGCGCGGAGCGACGGTGGACGCAAGAGGACGCCGCCCAATGGGCGGGGCTCTCCTCCGCGCAGAGCTGGGCGCAGATGGAGAGCGGGCGCAAGGCGACTCGCGCGTGGCTCCGGCGCCTGATGGACGCCCAGGACCGGATCGACGAGGCGGAGGGGGCGGCGGATTAAGACGAGCGCCGCGCGCTCCGAGACTCTGGCACGGAACGCGAAGTGCTCATAATGTGTAGATCTGCGCCCCGAAATGGATCGATACCCATCACCGCGCGGTAGACGCCATGTTCGAAAAGGAACTCGAGTTTTTCGTCACGAACCAAGAGGCCTTGGTCGCCAAGCATCTCGGAAAGTATCTCGTGATCCGGGGAGAGGAAGTCGTCGATGTGCATGACACCGCCCTCGATGCGTTCCTCGCCGCACAAAAGAAGTTCGAGCCAGGCACGTACATGATCCAGCTTTGCGAAGCGGGGCCGGAAGCATATACGGTGACAATTGGGTAAGTCCCGAACCAAGCCCCATCAGCGGGTGCGAGCGTTTCGGCTCGCACCCCCAGCTTTTCAGGCGCTTACGATCCGCTTCGCCCACCGGGCCGCACGAATAATCACCGAGGCGACCGTCTCTCCTGCATTCGACCCGAAGTTCCCTCCTGGATCCGACTTCCCACGCATCCCCGTTCGAGCATTATGGGATACCGGCGCCACGGGTAGTGTCGTCACGCCGAAGGTGGCCGCTAATCTGAAAATTCCGCCGACGGGGATCGTGAAAATGACGCACGCCGGCGGCACGATCTCATGCTCCACATACGTGATTCATTTGGCATTGCCCAACCATACGGCAATCGCGGGGTTGACCGTGAGCGAGATGCCCGACCAACCTCCCGATTTTGATATCATCATCGGGATGGATGTTATCGGCATCGGCGATCTGTCGATAACCCATGTGGACGGTAGGACCTGCATGTCCTTTCGGACGCCGAGCCTCGCGGAAAATGACTTCGTGAAGGAATGGAACAGGAAGGCGTTCGCCAACGTCGGACGCAATGATGATTGTCCCTGCGGCGCTGTAGACGCGTCAGGCCGGCGAATGAAATTCAAAGATTGCCATCGGGCACAGGTTTAGCCGATTGCCGCACGCCTCTCCCCATGACCACCTACCACCTCCTCACCCGCCGCCAGTGCACCGAGATCCCGGCCACGCGGGCGGTCCTCCTCTCGCGCACCAGCGGCGAGCGCTGGGCCGTCGTGAGGGTCGGAGAAGGGTCGGTCGGGGTCGCGCCGGACGAGCTCGCCGGGGAGCTGCGGGAGTGGTGGGATCAGGCGGCGAGCGCGTCCGCCTCGGCGGGTGACGGCGCCACCGGCCAGCGGTAGCCGAGCACGCCCGCGACCCCGAACGTCTGGACGGTGACCCGGTTGCTCTGATTGCCTCCGAGACCGTAGATCTGCTCGGGCCCGGCCCACCCGTCGAAGAACGTCACGTGCCCCTGCCACTCGAGAGTCCCCCGCTTGAGGACGACCAAGCATCCGGGACGGGGCTCCGCGATCTCCACCCCCCATCGCAGGAAATCACGCGCGGCCGCTGATCTCGGCGAGTCGATCGACGCCTTCTCCAGGCACCAGCAGGCGAACGCCGCGCACCAGGGCACCTCATCTGCAGTCGCCTTCAGACTCGTCGCCCAATGGTACTCGAGGATGCGGTCGCTGTGGTTCTCGCCCGGGACCTCCGCCACGCCGAGCTCGAGCCGCGCGATCGCGAGCCACGACGGATCTGATTCCGTCTCCTCAATATGCTGCGATGCGACCCATCCGGTGCGATCCCCGACGCGCACCCGCTCCCATCCAGCGCGTGCCGCATCGAGGCGCGTCCCTCGCGGAAGCGCCTCGAGGACCGGGTACTCCGTGCCCGGACCGGACCGGAGGTTGAGGGCGCTGGCCGTGACGCGGTATCTCATCGCCCGCACCTCCACTGACGGTACTCGCGGAGCGCCGCCACCAGGGCCCGCATCCCCCACCCGAGCCAGAACCGCCGGCCGCCCACGCCCTTCGCCAGCTCATCGAGGAGCGGGATCGTGACGTCGAGCGCGGAGCACACCCGTGCCTCCTCGAGCGCGGCGGCCGTGACCGCCGCCTGAACATCCGCCGCCTTCATCGTCCCCTCCATCGCGGTCCGCCGCGCAACCGAACGGCCGGGTACGCGAGTTCTCGCCGCCAGCGCGGGACGAGCTCGATCACCATCAGGTCGAGGAATAGGAGATCGGCCTCGGCTCTCGTGTACCGCGCGTCCAGTCCGCCGTAGAGCGGGTCGTGACCGAGCGGTGCGAACACACTCAGCTCGAACGGAGCGATGAGCCACCATGCCAGCCGCGGCACGCTCGAGAGGTCGGTCTCGTAACCAGCCGGAACGACGAAGTCTCTCCCGTGCCGGGTGTCGACGATCAGCACGTCATCACGGATCCGCCAGATATTCCGACTCACGCTGTACGAAACCCACACGTCGCCCGCGGGTGAGCGACACTGCTTGTATTCGAGGTCCAGATCGGGTGCCGCCGGTGGCATCCGGCCCGGCACCGAGATTCGGGGCTCCAGCCTGCTCATGGCCCACCCCGCTTGGCCTGTGGATCCTGCGCGGCGAGGGTCCTCAGCTGAGACCGGGTCTCCTCGCTCAGCCCCGCGAGCTCGATGCGCTCCGGGGGCGCCTGACCCGAGAGTCGGCCGCGCAGCTTTTCCGCGACCGCGGGGAACCAGTGGCCGAGATTTTCCAGCGCCGACCAGGCGAGAGCGAACGCGATTCCCGCCATCGCGCCCGTGCTCGCGAAATTACCCTGATAGCTCGGGACGGCGGCGGCGCCCATCGTGTCGAGGATCGTGGCCAGGTAGATCCCGAGCGCCGCCGCCGCGCCCTTCGAGAAGCCCTCCAGAAACCGCCAGAAGGAGAATTGCCGCTCGGAGATCGCGCGGAGCAACCCGAGGAGCATGTCGGCGAGCCAGAGTGCCACGACGCTCGCGAAAGCCACCCCCGTCGCGACGTCGGTCAGCGCGGCCAGAAGGACGGCGAAGCCAGTGGCCCCGAGCTTCGCCGCGGGGGGGCCGTCGGTGATCACCTGCAGGGCGGTCTTGAGGAGCGGTGGCGGCGTCATGGTTGTACCCGATCCGGATCTGGAGGATAGTCCCACCGCCGGGCCTCCGCGTTGAGCACGGCGCCGACGGGAGCGATGGCCGCGAGCACCAGACGCATGCGTGCCTGGGCCCGCTCGTATTCGCGCAGGGGCAGCTCAAGCGCCGCCCACTGTTCCGCGGTGACTGGAGTCGATGTCGATTTCATGCGATCTCGAAAAGTTCGTAGCTGGGGCCGGTCGACGGCCGCATATCCGCCAGGCGCGCCACCTCCGTCCCGCTCGCGGCGAAGGTGAGCCCGCCATGCCCGTCATCCACGATCACGACGTCGCCCGGGCCGGTGGTCGCGACCTGGTAGCCGCCGGAGCCGTCCTCCACCAGGAACGCCGGCTGCAGCGCCTCGAACAGTGCCTCGTACGTCTCGCCGCCGCGACGTCGCAACCGGACCATCGCGGAGTACTCGCCGTGGCTGTAGCGGTCGGCGTCGGGCTCGAGTGCCGCCACCCAGTCCCCTCCGGGCGAGATCTCCATGAGCAGGCCCGTCCAGGTGAGCAGCAGGCCGCCCCGCTCCTCGGCGTACGTGATCGGCCGACCGAGCCGCGCTGACAGCATCCCCACCAGCTCCATCGGGTCGGCGTGGAACCGGATCGTGCCCTCGATCTCGTAGACGGTCGAGGCCGAGCGCTCGGTATGGATCACCCCGGAATGGGCCTCGCTCCGCCACTCGAGGCGGCGAGCTCTCGGCGCCACGCGCATGAGCGGCCGGGCAAGGACGACCTCGTGATCACCGGCTGAGTCCGTCCAGCGGAACCGGGCGCTCATGAGAACAGCCCGGCGAAGGTGCCACCGTCGACCCGGCGGAGGCGGACGGCCGCGGCGTATTCCCCGTGGCTGTATCGGTCGGGGTCCGGGTACAGGCCCGCACCGCCGGCGCGGCCCGGCTCGCCGTCGACCAGAATCACCGGCACCGTGACCTGCCCGCCGGTCCGCTCCTCGTAGTACGTCAGCGTGTCGCCGCGCCGGGAGGAGAGCATGTCGAGGACGGCCTGCACGTTCGCCACGAACCGGATTTCCCCGGAGATCTCGGCGGCCGGCGCCGGGCTCTGCGCGGTCTGGACGGCCCCGCCGATCGCCTCCTCCGACCACGTGGGCCGACGGATCGCGGGTACCACTCGCATGAGTGGCCGCACGAGCTCGATGTCGTGCGCGCCATCGTCATCCGTCCAAATGAACCCGGCGATCGCCATGGCTACACCGGCGCGAGGGTGTAGAGCGCGGCGGCCGCGCCGTCACGCGCGATCTCGGGGCCGGCCAGTACCGCGCCCGGCAGCGTGCGCGCGACGAGGGGGGTCAGCCCGCCGGCGCGGCCGAGCCAGTCGCCGTACGCGTAGAGGAGGACGGTCTGGGTCCGGCTGCGCAGCGCGTACCGTACACGCCGGCGCTCATCCTCCGTCATCTCCTCGAGGCGCCCGGGCATGAGGATCACCAGGTCATAGGCCTCCGCCCACCGGTCCGTATCCGCGATCCCGGCGGCGCGCACCTCGACTCCGCCCGTGGCCGCGCGGGCCCGGCCCGGGTCGACCTCCACCCCCACCCGCACCGGCGCGCCCAGGGCCTCTCCGATCCGCTCCGCCAGCGTGCCGTCCCCGGCGCCCAGGTCGAGCACGGACCCGGCCCCGCCCACCATCGGCGCGGCGGCCTGGATCAGCACGCCGTGCGCGGCGTCCATCGCGGCCGCGCTCGTGAAGCCGTTCCGGGACGCCGGCGCCGTGCGCGCGAGCTGGTGGAGCTGGCGCCGGGTCCGGAACGGAAACCGGGTTCCAGCGGCGCCGGCCTCCGGGTAGTGGTCGGAGTGGATCCGGACGGTGTAGCGGCTGGCCGTCGCGTCGGTGCGCGTCGCGATGCGCAGGATGGGGCTCCGGATCTCCGCGATCCCGTGGAGCGCCGACCACTCGTAGGGCCATGACAGCGCCTCCTCGAGCCAGTCCATCGCCTGCCCGTAGCCGCGACGGCGGCCGAGGTCGATCAGGAGCCGGCCGAAGAGGCGCGTCCGCGCACACGTCCAGGAGCACGGCAGGTGCGGGACGGCGCGGTATCCGGCCCACCTGCCGAGGATCTGGTTGTGTGGGTCGATGTCTCTCAGCTCGACCGTCTCTCCGGCCGGATCAGCCACCATCGCCCAGGTCGTATCGACCTGCTGATCCCGGACCCAGATCCGCTGGAAGGCGTCCCGGCAGCAGAGCGGATAGCCCAGCAGATCGCCGAGCGCGTGATCATCCGACGCCCGCCACGCGTCCGTCCACTCCGCGACCGTGTCGGTGCGGAGGTAGACGGCGCGGTAATCCCATTCCTGCCCGGGCCGGGGTGCCTCACTCGAGGCGCTGTACTCGGCGGCGCGCGCGAGCTGGCGGAGCGGCAGCAGGATGAGACCTCGGCGCGCCGCCCATTCCGTTTCCTGCGCGAGGTGATCGGGCCGGAGATTCGTCAGCGCGGCGCGGCGTACGTAGGCCTCGACGCTCTCGCGCTCAATCTCCCCCCAGGCCTGCGTGATCGCCTGCAGGCGAGGTTCCCAGGCCTCCCGGGCGCGCGTGCTGACCCACTGACGCCGGGTGAAGTCGGGCAGTCGAAACGGCAATCGATCCATCAGTTGTTCCGCCCGGAATCGGTGTGATCCCCGTGAGAGTCCCCATGAGGTACGTCCCCGTGCGTGCCTCCGGCGCCGGTGCCCGTCACCCGGCCGCTCGCCACCTTCCGCGCGGCCGAGACGGAGAACCGCCCGCCCCGTGACCAGACGTCGACCATCGCCCGCTCGATCGCCTCGCGGTCCGGCGCCAGCGAGACGGGCACGATCCCCGATTTCCGGAGCCGGGCCTCCTCGTCCGCGAAGAGGGCGAAGTAGAGCGCGCAGTACATCGAGCGGTTCCGCCAGTCTCCATCGATCCCCTCGCCCGGACACTGGCCTTTGCACAGCGAGAAGAACCGGCACCCCTGACACCCGCCCGCTTCCTGGGGGGTGTAGTAGAGCGCGACGTAGCGCTCGAATCCGACCGCGTCCGCCTTCGGCGCCATCACCCCGTCCTTCTGCGTGCGGCCGCAATTCGTCCGCGTCCCCTGCCCATCGACCCCGTGGACGGCGGCTGTCGTGTAGGGGTCGCAGGCGTTCCAGGTGCAGGTCGTCCGGTCGTCCTCGGCAATCAGGAGGCGGCGGATATCCTGGATGATGTCGATCCTCAGCCGCGGAAGGGTCTCCATGTACTCCCGCATGTCCCGGTAGAACGCGACGTATTCCTCGACGGGTGGTGCGTGATCACCGGCTCGAGCGTCGATCTCCATCGGGTGGAATCGCACGCCGGTGATCCCGATCTCGTCGAGGTGCCGGATCCAGCGTTTGAAGGTGTCGCGCCGGGCCGGATCCATGTTGAGCCGGTGGAGCACGATGATCACCGACGTCCGGACGCCGGCCCGCGTCAGCTTCTCGATCGCGGCCTCCGTGGCGGCCGTGGCCTCCCGGGTCTTCTCGATCGTGCCCCGCCAGCGCAGGTCGTTCATCTCGCCGGGCCCGTCGATCGAGATGCCCATCGGCACCTGGTAGCGCAGGGCGAGCTCGACGTGACGGTCGGTGATCAGCGAGCCGTTTGTTTGGATCCCCATCTGATGGCCGCGTTCCTCGCCCCACGCCCACATCGCCTCAATGTCCTCCGCCGGCATCAGGAGCGGTTCCCCGCCGTGGAGTGTCCAGGAGCCCCCTCGCTCCCGGCCGATCTCCGCCAGCAGACCGGCCTGCATCGCGTCCAGGTCGTAATCCTTCGGGCCGTAGTTTCCGGCCTCCCGCATCTCCGTCTCGTAGCAGTAGGTGCAGGCGAGATTGCACTTTACGCCAACCGGATTCAGCTCGATCGTCATATTAGTTCACCAGATCCGCGTGGACGTCGTTGTGAGGCCCGTCCCGGTGTGCGTCAGAGTGTTCGGAGTCGGAATGCGCATCGGTATGCTCCGAATCGGTATGGGTATCCGAGTGCCCGTCGTCCCCGTGGGCATCGGAGTGGCTGATATCCGAGTGCGGGACGTCCTGGTGCGCCGTGTCCGAGTGGGTATCGCGATGAGCCGCGTCCTCATGCGGAACATCCGAATGGGCCGCCTCATCGAAATGCGGAGTGTCGACGTGATCCACCTCGCCGGAATCCGCGTGCGGTACGTCCGAATGCGGCGTGTCGCCGTGAAGATCGGTGTGGATCGGTGCGTCGCTATGCTGGTCGTCGTGGCACGGGATCCCCGTCAGGAGCTCCGGATTGCACGGACCCTCTTCCGAGGCCCGGAACCCGGTCACGTCGACATGATCGCTGTGGATCGGAACGTCGACATGAGAGTCCGAATGCGGCGTGTCGGTGTGACTGTCGCTATGGGGAACGTGGGGCGAGTCCTGGTGCGGGTGATCCTGATGGATCTCGGGGCCTGCCGTATCCCCATGGGGCACATCCGCGTGAGCGCCCTGGTCCCCGTGGGAATCCCCGTGGAAATCCGTGTGCTCGTCGGTGTGCTCGATGTCGCCATGGCTATCCGTGTGTTGCGAATCCGCATGGGTATCCGAGTGACCACCGTCGGCGTGATCATCCTGGTGCAGCGCGTCGGAGTGCCAGTCGGTATGCTCGGCGTCATCGTGAGCGTCCGCATGCTCCCCGTCCTGGTGCAGATCCGTGTGGGCAAGATCGGCGTGGTCGTCGACGTGCCCGGCGTCCATGTGCTGATCCGTATGCGCTGAGTCGTGATGCAGATCTACATGCCCGCCGTCACCGTGGTCATCCGCGTGGTCGATGTCGGCATGCTGATTCGCCTCCGCCTCGTCGTCATGGGTGTCACCGTGCGCCTGATCAATGTGTTCCGACCGCGCCCCCTCGTCCGAATGGGTATCGGTGTGGTTGCAGACACCTCCGGAGATCGCGTGCGCATCGCAGTGATCTCCAATCTGGTGCCAATCGTAGTCAGAATGCTGATCGCCATGCGGCGTGTCCGTATGGTGATCCGAGTGCGGAGAATCCGTATGCTCATCGGCGTGCGCCCCATCATTGTGGAGATCGACGTGATCGGCGCCATCAGCGTGAGTATCATCATGGGCCGAATCCTCATGCACGTCCCCATGGTTGTTGTCCCCGTGCCCATCGACGTGATCCTCGTCCTGGTGCAGGTCGATGTGCTCGTCATAGTGCGCGTCGAAATGCCCTTGGGCGTTCGAGTCCGAATGGGTGTCGGCGTGCGCGGCGTCCGCGTGATCGGGTGAATGCGCTCGGGCCCCGGCATCCCAGCACATGTACTCGTACGCCAGCCGCCCGGGCCCATAGGAGCGGGTACGGGAAATGACGATCGCCAGGCGCGATCCCATCCGGCTCGCCGATTGCGCCTCCGGCGCCTGCAGGTCATCCATATCGAGCACGACCAGGTCACCCGGCGCTGGACTCGAGTCCTCGACCGCCGCGGCGAAGGAGTACCGGCCGACCCCCGCGCCCGCGAGCGAGAACACCCGCGCGGCGTACAGATCCGGGGCGGCGTCCGCCCAGACCCGGCGCATCACCTGCTCAGGCATCCGGAGCGCATGCGGCTGCTCGACGTCGATCGTGGCGCCCGTCGTGCGTGCCCGGATGGTCGGCGTGATGTCGAGCCGGGGGAACACCGTGGCCGCCACTGGGAGACGGCGGTCCGCGCTGCGCGCCTCCATCCACCAGGCATTCGCCACCTCGGTACCACCGGCATCGAACCGGACGACACCCTCCACGTTGTCGCGATCGAACCGATAGAGGCCGGTGGGGTCGACCGCGTCTCCCGTCCAGACCGAGAGCGGGTGCAGCGCGCCATCCGCCTGCAGCTGAGGCGCGAGGAGGTACGGCCGCCAGACATAATCCCGGAGGAATTCCGTGCGAGAGATCGGACCCGCCGCGACGAACCAATGCCCCTCATCGCCCAGCGCGGCCAGCTCCTCGAGCGCGTCCTTGTCGTACGGGATTCGCCGGCCGCCGAACTCCCCCTCGAGGACGTCGCGCACCAGCGCGTCGAGCCGGTACCCGATCCCGGTGACCTCCTGGGTGGTCTCGTCGATCGCGGGGCCGATCAGCCGAGGAGTCACGGGAGAGGTCGGCACCCCGTCCGGCCACCAGAGACGGAACGGATCGATGTACTGACCGATCGAGTACGCGTGCCCGGTCATCTCCACCCACACGCCCGCGGGCATGCGAGGCGGATCGCCGATCCAAAGCCCGATCGCCTCCTCGATCGACACGGGCGCGGACGTCGCGGCGAAGGAGATCACGGGATACGAGGCGCCAGCCATCTCGAGTCGGAGTGTGCCCAGGTGATCCTGGACGACACCGATCATCTCCCGGGGCACCGACTGGGCGGAGTCGAGCGAGACCCGGACGAGATCGCCGTCGACGTCCAGGACCTCGCCCGGCCTGCCCGCGTCGTATGGTGTCGCGAATCCGACGGCGGGATGGCGGTGCCAGTCCGCCGCCGGCCCGAGCGGGTAGAGCTGGATATCCGCCGAGCGCTCGAACAGCAGCTCGTGCATGAGGGAGGCGTCACTCGTCAACTCCCATTCCCATGCGGCCGGGCCCGGGCAGCTGACACGCGAGATCCGGCGCAGGTCGGCGCGCGTCCATTCCCCTCCGTTCGCGCGGGTCTGGACTTCGGCCCACCGGCCAATGATCGAGAGCTGGCCGCCCTCGAACGAGTGGCTGGTGATGATGTTGCCCAGATCGGCGAAAATGAGCGTGTACGGCTGCGACTCGAGCCGGCCGGCCAGCAGATAGAGCGACTGCGACCCGATCCCGGATGGTGGGCCCGCCAGGTGCTCCTCGTCGCTCAGGACGAGGGAGACCGAGGCGTCCGACGGGATATCCGTACCGATCGCGTGCAGCCGCACGCGCCATTCGCGGACCGTGATCGCCATCAGCTCATGGCGCTCGAGTTGATGAGCGTCACGCGGAGCGGTGCTTCACCGCTGCTCAGATTGTTGTAGCACTTCACGACTCCGCCGTCGACGAAGATATTAATGCGGTTGGATGTGCCGCTGCCGGCGCTGAACGTGCTGCTCCCTCCGTCCGATACCAGATTGGTGGTGCCGACGTTGACGAGGAACAACGCGTTCGCGAACGCGTTGCCACCCGGGGGACCGCTCGCTAGCACACTGACCACCAGCAGACCGCCCCGGCCGGAATCAATACTAGGCAGCACCGTGACCAGATTGACGGTGTTCCCGTTCGGGACAGTCAGATATCCGCTCTCGACGCCCTCCGGCACATAGGGGAAATCGTCAATCTGGTCAACCGACAGTGACAGTGCCGCCTCATGCTGCGTGACCGAGTCCTCGGCGATTCGCGCGCTGTCGAATGTGCCCTCGGTGATCCGTGACGCCGGGAGCGACGGGATCTGGGCGGCGTCGAACACGCCGCCCACGATCTTCGTCGGCGTGAGATTCGGGATTCTCGCGCTGTCGAGGACGCCGCCCGTGATCTTCGCCGCATCGAGCCCCGGGATCCGGTCGCTGTCCAGCGTGCCTGCCGTGATGATCGAGGCGTTCGCCGTGACGTTCTTGAGGGTGCGGTCGGCCGCGATCACCTCCGTGTCGCCGATGTAGAGCGCGAGCGGGGACCCGCCGAGCTTGAGTCGCAACTGGCTCATGAGACCCCCTCGCAGCGCCCGAGGAGATGGTCCGTCCACTCGAGGATGAGGTCCCGGACCGGCTCCATCCCCTGTGCCCATCGCGCGTGCGCGGCGATCACCGCGCGGCCTTCCGTCAGGCGGCGGACCTGGTGCGGCAGCATCCCGAGCATGCTGTAGCCGGTCGCGTGGGCTCGGACCTCGATCTCGGTCACGTGCAGGTAGGAGTAGTGCGCGTGGAGGACGGCGCTCATCGGCCGGGGCTTGTCCTTCCGGACGCCTGACTCGTACATCTCGGCGGGGTCGTTGGTGATAATTTTCCCGTCGTGTTCCTCCATCTCCACCCCAATCGCGCGCAGCTTGTGGTGCGCGAGCTCGTGCACCACGCCCTCGGCGTATCCGACCGGATTGCTGGCCGAGACCATGACCGATCCCCACCCGGCGATCCCGGGCCCGCAGCTGCCGCCCGACGCCTCCAGGGCGAAGGGCACGCCCCGGGGCCGCCACGACTGGATGACGTCCAGGAGGGAGCGCACCTCGTGCAGCGCCTGGGGCCACGCGCGCAACACCCGCTCGGCGTGCACCAGGACCGGGTCGCGGACGTCGAGCAATTCGTCCGAGTGCTCCATGAGGGAGGCCGCGCACGGCGAACACTCCTCGGCGCCGGCCAGCCGGACGGTGTCATCGAGCCAGAGCGGGCCGAGCGGGGGCAGGGACTTCCGCCACCGCCACCGCGACAGCGCGGCACCGGCGAAATGCCGGGCGGATCCGGGGGCGGGCCGGAGCGGGATCATATCGCGCCCCTGAGCCGCGCGTCGGCGAGCGCGGCCGAGAAGAGCCGCCGCCAGTACGCGTCGGTCGCCAGGACCTCCGGAGACGCGTACGCCGGGGGCGGGCCGACCAGGGCCAAAATCTCGCGCGCCATGGACACGCCGGACGACTGGCTCGCCGGCGCGGAGGGCGTCCGGCCGCCCTGGCTGGCCGGCTGCACCGTCATGCCCGTGCGGCCGCCATAGACGAGCTCGGGGCCTCTCTCCCCGACGATGCCGTACTGGCCGGGCTTCAGGAATCCGCCGTCCGCGAAGAATCCGCCGAAGATGCTCGAGACGATTCCGCCGCCCGGAACCAGTCCCCCGACGAGGATGCCGAAGACCTTGCTCGCCGCCAGCTTCGCCAGCGACTTGAGCGCCGAATCGACGAACCCGGTCAGCGCGTCCTTCGCGCCGAACGCGAAGTCGACGAACGCGTCGGTCGCGCCCCGGCTGATCCGCTGCGCCTCGCGGCCCCAGGCGCCGAGCGACACCGATGACCGCACGACTTCCTGCCCCAGCTCCGCGAATTCGCCGGTCACCTCGTCCGCCGCGGCGATCGTCGGATCGACCATCAGGTCACCCAGGCGTGCGAACTCGGCCCCGATGCCCTCGATCATATCGGGCACGTACGAGTGTCCGACGACGGCGTCGTACATCCCGCCGAAGAACCCGGTGACCGCGTCCAGCTTCTCTTTCACGCCGTCGACAATGGCGCCGAACCGGGTCCCTAACCATTCTCTCACACCCGTGATGGTATCGGCGACGATGCGCTGGATGTCGTCTCCCCACACCATCCAGACCGTTCCGAGCCCGACGATCGCGGCCGCGACGAGGCCCACGGGTCCCGTGATCGCGGCCCAGAGCACGCCGAACCCGGCGGTCAGGGTCGGGAGCAGCGTGACCAGGGAGCCGAATACGGTCAGCACCGGGCCGAGCGCCGCGACCAGCGCCACCAGCGTGATCGACACCGTCTGGATCCGGGGGTCCAGTGACCCGAACCACTCCGCCGCCGCGGCGACCATTTCGAGGAACGGCTCCGCCGCGCGGATCACCGACACGAGGGCGGGCAGCAGGGATTCACCCATCGTCACACCCACGTCGAGGAGCTGGTTGCCGAGTAGCTTGAGCTTCGATTCCGTGGTCTCGAACCGTTGCCCGGCCTCGGCGCTGAGCGCGGTGTTCGCCGTGAACTCCTCGTTCGAGCGGCCGATCGCGGCCGTCAGCACCTCGCTCGCCCCGGCCATGCCGAGGAACGCGCGGGTCAGCCGCTGGTCGCTGAGCCCCAGATTGTCCAGCGTCTTGATCGCCGCGTCGCCCTGGGTGCCCAGGCCCGAGACGAACTCGGCGAAGGCCCCCGCCGCGTCGTCCTGGAACGCGGCGCGGAATTGCTCCGCCGACATCCCGGCCGTACGGGCGAACTCCTGGAGCATCGGCCCGCCGTTCTGGGCCGCGCTCACCATCTCGATCAACACCTTCTGGATCGCGGTGCCGCCGGCCTCCGCCTCCACGCCGATCGAGGCGAACGCGGTACCGATCCCGGCCACATCGGCCACGCTGAGGCCCGCGATCTGGCCGACACCCGCCAGGCGCTGCGTGAAATCGACGATCCGCGATTCCGTGGTCGCGAAGTTGTTGCCCAAACCGACCACGACGGAGCCCAGCCGGTCGATCTGGTCCTGCGGCAACTGCATGACGTTCGCGATCTGGGCGAACGCCAGCGCGCCTTGCTCGGCCGCCAGATCGGTGGTGACCACCAGTTTCGCGATCGTGTCCTCGAACTTCAGGACATTGTCGACACCCCGGATCCCGAGCTGCCCCGCCATCTCGCCGAGCCGGTTCAGCTCATTCGCGGAGACGGGGATCTGGGTGGACAGCTCGCGGTTCGCGTCCGCGAGGCGCTGGAACTCGTCCTCCGTGAGATCCATCGTCTTGCGGATGCCGGCGAAGCTGCTCTCGAAGTCGATCGCGGCCTTCGCGGCACCGGCGCCGAACGCGACGATCGGGAGCGTCACGCCCGTCGTGAGCGCCCGGCCCGTGCGGCTCAGGTCCTGGCCGAACTGGCGGGATTTCGTGATGAGGGAGTCGAAGCCGTTGAGGGCTTCGGAGATGTCACCACCGATCTTGACCGTGAGGAGCTGGACTACGGATGTCATGCGCGTATGCTCCCTGACGGTCGGTCATACTGTGCGAGCGCCGCGAAATCAGCCGACGTCGCCGGGGTCGTGCGGGTACTGCCGGTGGCCTCCGTGTAGCCGTCGAGCGCCGCCATCCACTCGCAGACGCTCAGGTCGTAGAACTCCCGCGGGCCGAGCCGGAGGTGGCCGAACGCTATTTCCTGCCACCGCCTCCAGGGCGTTTCGGGCGGGGGGCCGTCGCTTTTTTTTCCGGCCCGGCCTCCTCGGTAGCGCCGGACGCCTCACCGGCGCGCTGGACCGCCTCGAGCATCGCGGGCAGGTCTTCCGGGATCAGGTCCGCCCTGTCCGCGTCCGTGAGCGGTGTCCCGCCCGCCGCGGTCATCGCGCAGAACACCGTCAGAATCCAGCCCCAGCGGGCGGTCCGCTCGTCGTTCATCGCCAGGGCGATGGCGGAAAACGGCTGGCCGATCTCGACCTCGATCTCGGCGATCGCCTCCAGGGAGAGCCGGAGCCGCCGCGAGACGCCCGCGACCTCGGCGACGACGACCCCGCGCGCGTTTGCCGGTCCGCTCATCAGGACCCGCCGGCCTGGACCGTGACCGCGCCGGACGACACCAGCGACGCGGAGTAGGTATGCTCGCCGTTATGCTCGCCCGCATATTCCACGCTGATCACCTGGAACGCGCCCTCATACGTCCGGCCGCCATCGAAGACGATCTGGTAGTTGTCGAGCGTGCGGGCCAGGCACCGGCTCTCGATGAGGATCTGCGATGTCACGTCCTTGTAGACGCCCGCGGCTGAGATCGCCATGGAGCGGATCGATCCGCCCGCCAGCAGCTCCTGCCACCCGGAAGAATCCTTGTCGGTCACGTCGACCTGCGTGCCGTTGATCGACAGGCTGGTCGTCCGCTGCGCGGCGATCGTCGTGAACACCTCCGAGCTCGCGCCATTTCCCGCCTTGAGCAGGAAGGACACACCCTTTTTCGCTGCCATTACTCCTCCTCCTTCGCGGCCGCGGAGGCCTGTGTGTTCCGCACGGCGGAGACGCCGCGGGTGGCGAGGATTCGCTTCCGGTCCGCTTCCGCGAGGCCGGAGATGTCGTATACGCCCCCGCGGACGGACGTCGTCCGGTGGGCGTCGAGCCGCACGGTGCAGCCTGGTCGGATCGTCACTCTCATTCTGGCTCCGGGTTGCCTTGCGTCGTCCACATCAGGACGCGCCAGCTGAGCACGTAGAAGGCGAACCATCGATCACCCTCCTCGTCGCTCGCCATTTCGAGCGCGCCACCCGTGTGCTCCATGTACCAGGCGAGCCCGTCGAGATCCCCGGCCAGCTTTTCCTCGACCAGGCTCCGAAGCTCGTCCATATCGTCGTCGACGGACTCGGATTCACCGTCGCCCACGATCGTGACCGTGACCTCGATCTCGCGCCGTTCCGAGGGCGGATCATCCTTGTCCTGGAGGGCGACTTCGTCCGTCGACGTCGCGATCACCGCGGCCGGGAGCCGCGCCGCGCTCAGGGCGCCGGGCCGGTTCGTGTAGACGTCGGCGAAGACATCCGCTTCCTCGAGCCGCTCCCGGATCGCCTCCCGGATCCGCCGGTTCACGTGCATGTCAGGCCCGCTTCAGGACGAGGGTCACCGTCACGTCCTCCACGTCCGGCTTGACGGTCGCGACCCGGAACTCGAGGCCCCGGACCATCACTGCATCCCCCTCTTCCGCCGCCTTCGGCAGCACGTCCACCCGCACCGTGATCTCACAGCGCCTCGAGGAGACCCGGACCTCTCCGCCGTCCACCGAGGCGAACCCCGCACCGTACACCGCCATCACAGGGACACCGGAATACGTGACCTCGTCGCCGAGCGCGTGGCTCACGGCCTCCGCGGCGAAATCCCAGGTGTCCCGGATCATGATCAGGCGTCGCTGTGCGGCGTGACCCCCGCGTCACCAGCGCCGGGCACCAGCTTCACGTACCCGATCTCATCCGAGGACCCGGCCGCGCGCGCCGCGATGGCGCAGCCGATCACGTCGCCATCCGCCTGGGCGACGCCCACGCCGAACGCGCCGGCGGAGGACGCGGCGGACGCGTCCCAGTCCAGCTTCTCGCCGATCGACCAGGCCGCCCCGTTGATCTTCCGGACCTCGTGCACGCCCTCGATTGAGATCGTCCCGACGCCGCCGTTCGCGGCAATGTTGACGGTCGCGATCCCCACGATGTCCTCCGCGACCACGACGTCGCCCGCGTTGATCGCGGTTCCGCCGGCGTTCGTGTAGGTCAGGATCAGTCCCGGCTGCTGATACGTTCTCGCCATGATTCCAGTCTCCAGTGCGGCGGGGTCTTACTCGCCCGCGTTCTCAGAGGCCGGGGGGAAAGTCCCCCGGCCCGCGTGATCAGGCTCAGTCGCCGTCGTTGCGCACCGCGCCCCGGAAATCGGTGGCGCCGACGCCGTAATCGTGGACGATCCGCCAACGAACACCGTCGTAATCGAATCCTTCCTCCGTGCGGATCTCCGGAGATTCCTGGCCCTGGAGGAACACCACCTCGATCACCGGCGCGATCGCCGGATCGGCGAACAGGTACCAGGGGTCACCCGTCAGCCGCGGCGTGTCGACGAAGAGCTTGACGATGTCGCGCACCGCGTTCGGCTTCTGGAACTGTCCGTAGGTGCCGGTGGTCTCCGCCGCGAAATCGAACTCCGCCTGCACCGCGACGCGGGCGGCGGAACCCAGCCCGATCGGTCCCACCCAGACGTGCGGCCGCAGGTTGAGGTAGTCGTTGCCGTCCGGGTCCTTCTGCTGCGCCATGAGGATCCGGCAGGCCTCCAGTCCCGCGACCGAGGGATCGCCGGTCACGGAGGTCTCCAGGTTGTTGTGATCGGCGTGGAACAGCGTCTTCGAGTCGCTCATCACCGGCCCATGGCCCGTGTTGAGCGCGAGGAGCGCGAAGACGTCGATCTCGATCCCGCGCGCGGCCGCCCGGCCGAGCATCGCGGTCAGGCGCGTGAACCCGTCGACGTCGTCGTTGACGATCGCCTCGCGCGTGAGGCCGACGATGTTGCCGTAGGTCCCCGCCTGGATCGCTTCCTTCTCCGCGTCGGGGAAGTGCGTCTGGCGGAACTCGCCGGATTCCAGCTTCTGGGACAGTCTCGCCAGGCTGCCGAGCCTCAGCCGCGGGTGCGGCCGGAAGTCCTGGACGGAGCCGGTCGCACAGAACGCCCTCCACTGATCGGGGGCGGTGTCGTACGCGGCCTGCAGGATCTTATGCAGGACGTTCTCGAGGAGGACCGGGAAATCACTCCGGGTGTTGCCCTCGGCCCGAATCGCGGCGCGCGCGATCTCGCGCGAGCTCATGCCGCGCGTGCTGGTCCCGGTCCGGTGCAGGCTCTCCCGCGCGAGGTCCAGGAGGCTGAACCCGCGGAACTCGCCCGGCTCCGGCCGGCGCTTCGTGTGCGACTCGATCAGCCGCGCGTGGCCGGCCTTGACCAGCACCCATTCCGCGGCGCCCTGCACCCACTTGTCCCGCTCGTCCGCGTCGACCACCGCGCCCGGCGGGATCGGGCTGGGCCCGCCCCGCGACTGGCGATTCACGACCTCGTCGAGTGCGGCCGCGCGGACCGCGTCTACCGTGGACGTGGTCGCGATCTGCTTCGCCGCCCAAGCCTCCGATAGTCCGCACCGGGCGGCGATGCCGCGGATCTCCTCCGCGCGGGCCCGCTCCTCGGCCAGCCGCGCGGTGACCCGGGCGTCGATCTCCGCGTCGGTCGCACGCGCCTGCGGCGCCGGAGCCGGGACGGGATCGTTCTGCGGCTGTGGTTCCTCCGGCTCGGCCGTCGCGGCCGGCGTCGGCTTCGGCTTGGTGTCCGCCGTCCGTGCCATGTGCTTACCCTCGCGAATGAGTCTCGTGAGCACGGGCGGCACCGCCGCCACCGCGCTCACGTCCAGGTCGGCGAAAGCGGAGGCCTCCACCGGTGCGATCACCTCGTCGATGAACCCCAGCTCCTTCGCCTCGTCGGCGGTGAGCCAGGTTCCCTCGCCGTTGTCCTTCGCCATCATCTCACGGATGGTGGCCTCATCGATGCCGGAGCGGGTCACGTAGATATCCACCAGACTCGTTCCGAACCGGTCGAGGAGCTCCGCCGCCCGGCGCATCTCCTCGGCGTTGCCCACGGCCACGTTCCACGGGTCGTGAATCATCCAATGCCCGTTCTTCGCCATGCGGATCGTGGATCCAGCCATCGCGATCACCGACGCCATGGACGCCGCGACCCCCGTCACCTCGACGACGACGGGGGATTTGTGGTGCGCCAGCTCGTGATAGATCGCGAGCCCCTCGGCGACGTAGCCGCCCAGGGAATTGATCAGGACCTTGAGCTCGTCGACCTCGCCGAGGCCCCGGATCTCCGATACGATCTGCGCCGCGCTCAGGCCGTCCCACTCGTCGCCGATCACGCCGTAGAGCATGATCGTACCGTCGGCGAGTACCTGGTTGCGTGGCTGTCGCTGTTCCGTGGCGGCCATGGATTTTTGCCGGGAAAAGAAAAGGCCCCCTTCCCACCGGATGCGGTGGAAGGGGGCCTCGGGGCCCGCGCCTGTCGAATTGTCTGCCGCACGAATGCGGCGATAGGTCGATTCTACGCGCGGGAAACCCCGGTGTCAAGATAGGACCGGGCGATATCGCCGCCCCGGATCCAGAACCGGGTGCCGCACCGCGTGCATTGCGTGCTCTGGACGCGCGTGGCCTGCCCCTCGCGACGGGCACGCATCACCTCGGCTTCCGTGAACCGCACCGGTGCGCAGAGGCCACAGTCCGGACAGTGCGCGTCCGGCTTGAATTGCGGCTCAGCCTGCGTCGTCGTGACCCGTTCGCCCGGCGTCCGCGGCCGCGAGCGGCTGGACCGGCGCTTCCCCCCCGCCGCCGTCACGCGGCCTCCCGCTGGCCTGCGTCCTCCTCCGGATCCTCCGGCTCATCCCCGGCCGCCGCCACCCGCTGCCGCGCATCCGAGTCGAGTGTCAGGCCCAGCTCGTCCAGGAGCGCCATATCCGCGGCGAGCTCGGTCAGGTGCTCGCGCGGGTCGCGGCCGCGCTCCCGGATCGTCTGGGAGAGCGTCTTCGTCCCGGCGCGGATCTCGTCCTTGTCGGCCCGCGCCTCCTTCGTCGGGTCGACCATCTCGCGGCGGGGCGGGACATGGCGGACCTCGACACCCTCGACATTGGCGCCAGTCATCGCTGCCGCCTCGAGGAACCAGCGCTCCAGGGGCGAGCAGAACTGAGGGAGGAAGATCAGTGACCGCCAGCGGTCGATATTCCGCTGGAACTCGAGGTGCCCCATCCGCCCAGACGAAAAGTTCACCCCCTTCAGATCCCCCGTCATCGCCTCGTACGAGATCCCCATCCCCGCCGCCGCGGCGCGCAGCGTCTCCCGGGTATACTCGCTGTAGCCCTCCACCGACGGCGGATTCCCGAAACTCACCTCCGTGCCGGGCGGTAGCCGCTCGATCATCCCCGGCTCGAGTGAGTCGATCAGATCCTCCTCGCCGTCCAGGCCGAGCGGCGCCAGACCCCCGTCGAATGATTCCGTGACGAACGCCACGAAGCACGCCGCCATCTTCTGCCGCACCAGCTGCGCGTCCTGGTAGTCCGCGAAGTCCGCGAGCGTCAGCATCACCGTCGACAGCCACGGGATCCCCCGCACCTGGCCGGGCCGGTCGAGCCGGTACAGGTGGGCGACGTCGCGCGCCGGTACGGCGTCGGAGATCGCGTGGAACCGTGGCGCGCCCGGATGCTCGCGGTACAGCCAGTACTGGCGGCGCCGTCCGTTCGCGTCATACTCGACGCCCTGGATGATCCGCCCGCCATTCGGGGCCGGGCCGTCCTTCGTGTCGTCCAGGTATTCCGGCTCCAAGAGCTGGTATTGCACGGGCACCGCGAGCCCGTCGCTCGCCCTGCGCCACCGGCGACGGACGAGTACTTCGCCGCCCTCGACCATCGCGGCGAACGCCGCCGACTGGAGGCCCGCGTAGGTGAGCCGCCCGTCCGCGTCACAGTCCGTCGTGAGGAGGTGCCGCTTGGCGAGCGCGCCGATATCCTCCGCGACGTCGTCGCCCCGCATGAACTGCGGCGTGATCCCCTTGCCGATCGTGTTGCTGACGATCGCCTCGACGGCCCGGCGTGCGTGCGCGTTGTTCCGCACCAGGTCGCGGGCACCGGAGCGGAGCCGGGGCAGCGACCGCGCGCTCACCGTGTTGGCGTCGGCGATGGAGCGGCGGATGCTCGCGCCCCGCCGCCCGACGGTCGCGCCATCGAAATACGCGCGGACCGCGTCGAGCCGGGCCCGGGCCAGCGCGCGCCGGGCTCCCCACTGCGGAGACAGCCAGGTGATCGCGCGCTCCAGTGCGCTCAGCTGATCGCTCATGGCCGGACCCCCTTGGTGAAGCGCGTCAGGAGCCGCTGCCGTCCGGCCGTCTGGCCGAGCTGCTGCGCGATGAAATGCCGCCGGCTCACCAGCTCGTCGAACGTCGAGAAATGCACCCGCCGGCCGTCGGCGAACTCCACCTCCTGGACGCCCTGGGCAATCGCCCGGTCGATCCGCGCGAGGTCGTCCGCCGTGAAATTCGTGCTCATTTCAGCCATCCCCGCTGTCGCATCGATTGAGAGTTGCCGCGTCTCGAGCGGCCGGATCTGGGTGTTCCCCCGCTGGCCGCGCCCCCGCGAGGCTCCGGGGGTGGCGGTGGTTTCGGCGGCGCGGGCGCCGCGGGCCCCGCTTCGGGTGACCGGAGCCGCGAGAGTCCGACCTGCTCAGCGGCCGCCCGGGCGTAGACCCGGCAGTCCAGCGCCTCGTTCCGGTGCCGGTTCTTCCGCCATTCCCGCGTCGTGAACTTCGTTCTCTTGTTCACCTCGGTGATCAGGTCCTCGGCCACCAGCTGCTTGATCACCTCGTCGCTCACCATCGGCAGGTGGATCCACCCGGCCGGGTACGGCTCCCCGTCCAGCGGCGTCGGCAGGCGGAGGAACCCGTACGTCTCCTGCTTGACCAGCGCTCCGCCCACCGTCCAGAGCAGCAGGCCGAACCGCTTGCCCCGGTGCGTCACCTCGGATTTCGTCGGTGAGCCGAGGATCGTCGTCCAGTTTTTGTGGTGGTCCCCCTTCACCAGCATCACCCGCCGATCCCCCGTCTTCCGGGCCCAGCTCGCCACCTGGTCCTGGGCGAACCCCGTATCGATCGCGAACGCGGCGATGGGCAGATCCCGCCCGCCGTCCGCCTGATACGTCGCGTGGAGTAGCTCCGTCGCCGGCTCCCACATCTTCGCGTCGTACGGGTCGCCCTCGATCACCACGTGGTCGATCAGCCAGCTCTCCTTCCGGTGCCCCCACCCCCAGACGTACGCCTCGACGCGGTCCTTCTGCACGTCGGCGCCGACGGTCAGGAACAGGACGCCCGGCGGGCAGGTCCCGAGCGGGAACGACTCCCGCCGGTCGTACAGCTTCTGCCAGGGCGGCGCGTCGCCCCGCTCGACGAACGTCTCGCCGAGGCGGGTATTGACCCAGACCCGGAACCGCTGCGTGTCGTCCTTCGCGATGTAGAACTCCCGGACGATCTCGGCCCAGGCGAACCAGGGCGAGTACAGCGCGCTCAGGTGGTATCCGCGGATCGCCGACTCCGCCCGCGGCTCCCACCGGCCACGCTCGAGCATCCGGGGCTTGTGCCTCTCCGAGATCAGCGCGGCGCAGTGCTCGCAGAGGTAGTGCGCCGTCTCCGGCCGGCCCGCCTCCCATTTCAGCCCGGAGGGGCTGCCTTGGTCACCCCAGACCAGTTGCTGCTCATGCCCGCAGTGTGGGCAGGGGACCAGGTAGACCCGCTGGTCAGACTGTTCATAGCCGCGCTCGATCCGGCTGGCGCCCTTCACCGTCGGCGTCGAGATCGCGCCGATCTTCCGGTTCCAGTAGGTGCTGGTGCGCTTCTCTCCCAGGTCGATCGGGTCACCCTCGTTCCCGGCGCTGGCCGGGTAGCCGTCCACCTCGTCGAAGAGCACGATTCGCCGCGGCCGCGAGCGCAGCTTGACCGGCGTGTTCGCGCCGACGATCCCGAGATGCCCGCCCGGGAACTCCTTCGCCTCGATCGTGTTGCCGCCGTCACGCGACCGGGGCGGGCGGACCTTCGCCGCCAGCACGGGCGATTCGGAGATCAGCGGCGCGACCCGTTCCTTCGAGAACTTCGCCGCCTCGCCGTCGCTCGCCTGGACCACCAGGATCGGGGCCGGGTCCTGGTCGATGAAGAACCCGACGACGTTGAGCAGGAATTCGCTGCCGCCGATCTGTGCGGCCTTCATGAACACGACCCGTTCGATCAAGGGGTCGGAAAAGCAGTCCATGATCTCGCGGAGGTACGGCGTCCGCGCGGTCCGCCAGCGGCCCTTTTCCGCGGCCGTCGCCGGCAGGTACCGGTGCAGGTCCGCCCACTCCGACACCGTCAGGTCCGGCGGCGGCTTCAGCCGCTCGCGCATCATCGTCGCCGCGTGCCGCCGCGCGCGCCTCATCGCCTCGTCCATCTGGGGCGGCTCAAGCAGCGTCTCCATCCAGCGCCCTCCGAATCCGCGACTCCGTGGCCGGACCGATTCCCGGGATCGCGCGCAGCTCCTCCACCTCGAGGAGGTCCGTCATCGTCTCCAGTCCCGCCGCCCGCAACGCCCGCACCCCCGGGAAATCGTCCGGGATCGGCGTGTCGTCGGCCTCGATCTCGGCGGCGGCCGCGCCGGAGAACGCCTCGAGGAGCTCGGCGCCGATCCGCTTGAGCGCCGCTTCGCCCTGCCGCGGCGAATCGAGCCCGACGATCTGCGCTCCCCACCGGCCCGGCATGTTCAGGATCCCCGACCGGAGTACGTCGAGCATCCGCTCCCCGTAGACCGACTCGACGACCTCGACGGGGATTAGCTGCCCCTCCTCCTTCGCCACCTGGATCTCAGCCAGCCGGGCACGCGCCGCCTCATGCCGGGCCCGCGCCCGCTCGAAATCTCCGAAGTCGAACTCGGCGCGGGCGGCCTCTTCCTTCCGCCGGATGTACCAGTCGAGCGCGCCGGGTACCGGGTAGTACTTCCGGGCGCCATCCGCCCGGTGCGGCATGCCCTCCAGCTCGAGGTTTCGGATCTGCCGGGTGGTGAGCCCGATCGTTCGGGCCAGCTCGACTTGCGAGACCTCATGGGTCATGCGGGGCGGAAACGGAAACGGCCCCGGCGCCCCCAGTCCCTGGCGATATCTCGCGGCCCCGGACCCGCATTGTCAGGGCGGCGGGGAAGGACCCGTGACCGTCCTCTGGAGAGGACAGGGCCGGCGCGATGTCCTCTGTGGGGGACAACGGCGACCCGAGGAGGTCGCGGGTTCGCCCGCTCATCGACCGCACGTGGGTGAGGTCGCCCCTCGCATGGGCATCCAACCAGGAGGGCCAGTAGACATCGACGTAGGGCCACGCGGCGCCCGCCTCGTGCTCCGTGCTCGAGGCGAAGTGAGGGGTGCGCGTCATGGGGATGCCGCAGAGGATGGCTTCGGTCACACCCAGCGCGCGCGCCACGTAGCACGCGAACAGCCCCGTCGGTGGCGAGATCGCCGCGAGGTCGAGTTGCTGATCCACATGCTCCCAACCGCGAATCGTATGATCAGGCCCGGGTCTGTGCGCCCAGATTCGCCCGACTTTGGGAAGGCCGTTCGCCGCACGACGTTCGATCCATCCCCCCAGCTTCTCGGGATGGAGCGTTGCCCAATGGTCGACTCGGAACGAGTGATCGATGATCGTCCAGTCGCTACGTCTCCGAGGCCAGTGACAGGCGACGTCGTTCGCCGCGATGATGATCCCTTCCCAAGGGCGGCCACCCCAGCAGTCTTCGAGCGCGTCGACGTCATCCCAGACGCATTCCGCCCCACCGAGAATAAGCGCTCTCATCGGCCAACCACTTCGCGCAGCGCGGCCGTGAATTGCCGATCGAAGTGCGTGACCGATTTGCTGCACGCGTGCCTGGCATCTCCGCAATAGCACGGGCGGTCGGGCAGAATCCACCTCACGGGGGCACTCACCCGCGGGTCCTGCACAGCTGCCGGGCCATCCCATAGCAGCCGACCACCGCCCAGCACGATCAATGGTGTCTGGTATGCCATGGCCATCGGCACCGCGAAGCCCACGGGAGAGACGACGACCGCGGCGGCCGCGACGAGGGCGCATATCTGCTCGAGCGCGAGTTCGCCATGAACGAGGAACTGGTCAGCGTTCGGCCGGAGCCCGTCGATCCATTCCTCATCCTTGAGAAGATCAGCGATCAGGACCGTGTAGAACCCGCGCCGACGTAGTAGCGCGGTAGCTCTGGCCACGAGCGCCACGTGAGGGTTTCGGGCGGGGACGAAGAACTCTGATCGCAACGTCGCGGGCCGGATCACGGCGAGCTTTCGCGCGGTGCGCCAGGGATCGGGCGGGAACGGGGGTAGGTCGAGTACGAATGGGTCGGCTCGAAACCCCACGCAATCCTCGAACTGCGAAATCATGGATCGATCGCCGACCGGGCCATAGGCGAGTCTGTACTCGGGGGTGCCCGGTGGCGGATACGCCCAATCCCACTCTCGATCGAGGTTCTTCGCCTGCGTGCGGCGTTGTTGCCCAGAGGGCGAGCATTTCACGGCGAGATCGGCATACAACTGAGGCCACGGCGTGCTTAGATAGACCTGGTCATACCGGCTCAGCGCCGCTCGCACGATGGGCCGTTGATTGATCGAATCACCAATGCCGGACATCCCCCTCAAGTAGATCGCGTTCATCGTTCCAGGCGCGAGACGTAGAACGCCAATTCGCGCTCGAGTCGTTCCGGGAGCACGCGCTTGACGGTATCGGCGCGAGACCGCGCGATGTCCGTCTCGGCGGCCGTCTCGGCGACTCCGGGGCCGACCACACCGACCACGGGGATGCGGCGGACGCGCGCCGTGCGGCGGAGTTCCTTGGCCCGCTCGTGGCTCTGATTGCGCCCCAGCGCTCGGCGCACCCCGACGAACTTCCCACGACCCAAATCGACGATGAACGTCTGCCCGAACGTCTTCCGCTGTCGCCACGGAGAGGCGGCAACCCCCTTCTTCGTCTGTCGCGGGTTGAACCGGATGAGGTTCATCGGGCGGCCGCGGAAGGTTACATCGGCGCCCGCATCGATCTTTTGGGGGGTGGC